ATTTATTGTAGTACCATCTGCAACTGTTATGTGTGTTGCAATTACATAATTATCTATATCACTTAAAGTAGTTCTTTTAGTTGTACCATTTTGAACTAATGCAAAAGATTCATCTCCTTGCAATGCAGTTGCTATTGGTAAAGCGGATATTTTTGAATTTGCCATTATAATATAATTTTAGAATTATCCTCTTGAAGAATCAAATCATCATCTTCTTTTGCTAAAAAATTACCTTCTACTCCTGTAATAACACCTATTCCTTGAGCCCAATTATCACCATCACAACATTTTATTGAGTAGGTATTATCTTCACATAAACAAGCTCTTCTACCACCTCTTGGGGAGGTTGGGTTAGGTATATAATTTTTTCTATCAATACCCTGCATTATATTGCTTTTAGTTCTTTAAGTTTTCTTAATGACCAAGCCTTTGCAGATTTACCTCCCCAAAGCAAATAAGATATAGTTCCACAAGCATTTGTGTCTGATGGATTATAATACTCTTCTGCTCTACTTAAATAAGAGTACATCCTTTTTATTGTTGTTAATGAAACAGGCTTTCCCTTTGCTAGTTGTTGCGCTCTTATTTTACCTACATCAGTAGCACATTTATTATTATTTTTTTTATTTAACTCAATACCTCTTTTAGCGTTATTTTTTACTGCTGATGGATAATCTGAATAAGACTCCATTTCTACCTTCCCATCTTTCACAATGCCTCTAATCATAGATAACATTTCAGCAACTTCTTCTTCCTCTATTTGTTCTAGACTTAATTTCGGCTTCTCTATCTTATCAGCAAAAAATCCTTCAATACTGAACCCTTTTACTTTTCCTGTTTTAACATATTGATTCCAAACTTCATCATTCGCAACCTTTACAGTCCCCATCCAAGTTCCAACAGGAACATTCATATCATACTTTCTTGATTTGTCTTGAATCTCATCTTCAACTATCCAACTTTCAACTAAAGTTAATCCTTGTAGGTTGTCGGAGTGTTCTAATGTTGAATTGCTTTGATATCCATTGGTTAAGTATCTTTGAGAGGCTTTTAAGACAGTATCTTTTGAAAAATATATATAATACTCATCTCCTTCTGTTTTTCTGTATATCGGCTTATTTGGTATTAATAAAGCACCCATTAAAATCTTCTTCTCTTTATCAACTTCTGCAAGTTTTATTTCATCTGACTTTAAGGCTACAAAATCAGATTCAATAGCAGGAGACTCAACTATACTTATGGCTTCTATACCACTTTCTTCATTATCATCAAGAATCAGTTCTACAATTTTCATATCTATATAACGATTAAAATTTTAATTTTTGCGTTTATCCGCCTAATGTTGCTCCTTCTATAATATTTCTTTCAAGACTTTGTGCGGTTGTCACATCGTTAGAAACTACATATGCCTTAACGGGTTGTTGAGAAGCAAAAACATCTGCCATTTGGCTCGCTCCGCTTTGACCAACTACATTGAATTGTGGTGCTACTGATTCCAACTCTTCTTGGGGTGCAGAAGATACAGGAGGAAGTGAAACATCAGAAGCAACGCTACCTCCTTTTCCGATAGCAGATAATGCTTTTTTAGATGATGATATTGTTGAGGCTATTCCTATTGCTGCATTTGCTGTGTTTATAGCAGTCCAAGGTAAACCCGCACTAAAAGGAGCACCTCCTGTGGCTATCGCATTTGCTTTATTAGTATTCATTATTATTTGCCCAATAGTAGCGGCAGACTCTGCTATAATAAGTGCTTTTTGTAGTTTTAAATTACCTTCTGCCATTCCTTTTAAAACACCAAGTCCACCAATCAAAGCATTTAATTTTGCTGCATTAGCTTCTTCAACTAATTTGGCATTCGCTATTATTTCATCAGATGACTCTTTATCACTTAAAGCAATAGCTTCATTGTACTCTTTAGTTAAAGTTACATTTTCTTGCCTATTGGCTTGTGTAAATTCATCAAGTGCTATTTGAGCATCTACTTTTGCTTGTGTACCAACATTAGCTTCATCAACTATTCTTTGTAGCCTTTCTTCTTGTATACCTTTTTCAGCTTCATTTATTTCTATTAATTTTTGAAGCCTTGTGACATTATTAGCTTCTTGTTCTGCGTTAAACTTTTTTCTTTCTAATGATAAATTTGTTTCAGATTCTAATTTCGTATTCGTTAACTCAATCTTCTCTTTATCAAGAGCAAGTTCATTTGCTAACTGTTCTGATCTAAACCCCTCCACAGTTGCTTCAACTGCCATTACTTCATTTTTAGCAGCTATTAAAGCAATCTCATTTTCTAAACTGTTATTTCTATCAAATGCAGCTTGTGCTGCTGCTTCAACAGTTTTAGCATTATCAAGCATTACTTTGTTTTGCTCTTCAAGTAACCTACCTAATTCTTCATTTGCTATTATTCTTTCTTCAATAGAATTTCTTTCCTCATCTCTTATTTGCCTTTGCTGCTCTGCTGCTCTGTCATATTTTTCAAGTAACCCTGCATTAATAATCTCTGCTTTTTGTGCTTCTTTAGCTAATTCAACGTTTGAAATAGCTGCTGCAGTTATTTGTTTTGTATAGTCAACTGCATCATTAGCAGCTTCAGTAAATCCATCTCCTGTTTGAGAAATAGCTACTTGTAATCCTGTCATCCCAAGATTAATGTCATCTAACGCACCACTAAAATCACCACCAAATATCTTGCTGAACGCATCACCAAATTTCTCAAATGATTTAACTGCAGTTTCTATTGGTTTCCCAAAATATTTATCGAAGGCATCACCGATTTTCTGAACACTCTCTAAACCACCTGTCAATAATCCAAAGACATCATTAAACACTAAAGCTAATCCCTCAAAAGCAGAAGCAGTTACATCAACCACCATTTGATTTTGCATAAACAACTCTTTAAGAGTAGACAAAGCATCAAGAAATAAACCAACACCTGCTGCTTTAATAGCTAAACCCATTCCTTTAATACCACCTGATGTTTCTTCTGATGTTTTTTTGACACTTTCTAGCCCTTCTTGAATTTTCTTATTATTCTCAGCTAAATCATTACCTAATTTATTAATAGCATTGACTATACTATTAACTTCTTTTTCAGCATCCTTTGTTTCTACCTCAAGTTCTAAATTTATTTTTTCTGCCATCTCAATTCTTTTTTAAATTGCTTCCAAACCTCACTAATGGAATTAGGATATTTGTTTTTACCTTGTGCTATTCTTATGTTTTCTGTTTGTCCCTCTGCTATTTCAAGCATTTTAATTATTATCTTAATCATAGTATGTTGATTAATTCAAAACTTGTTTCTCCTGTTTGAAAATTAGTTGTCATTGAGTTGATTTTGTAATTCTGATTGTTTATTTCTATTACGTTGTTTAGTTTTAAATTGTATAAAATATTCAACGGCAAAAAGGCTTTTACTTTTATGAATCTTCTTTTTATATTAAACGATTCAGAAATAAAGTTTTTATAATATCCTTCAAATAAAGTATTAGAAAATCCTGTTGCTTGACTAAACTCATTTACTTCTTCATTGAAATTTATATTGCTTGTGCTTATATTAGAATAAAGTGAAACACTATTTGAAGGCAAAATAAGTGAACTTAAAGAATCGTTATTTGTTGAGTTTTCCCTAACAGATACTAAGGTTAATTGGCTTTGTCTTATAGGATAAAAAATTAAAGGCTTACCAATATAAGGCTGCTGATTTTCATTAACAGAATAACCATACATAATATTGGTTTGTGATCCTCCATTTAAATTATTAATCCTATCAAAAAGCATATGTTCAAATGGCAACTTAACACTATAAGTTTCACTAGGAGCATCATATACTTCTCCATTTAAAGTGTATCTTAATTCACCCCATCCTACATTGTTTAATTGATTATATTTCTTTGCTAAAAAAGTTCCTGTCCCCTCATAGCTAAAGTTGATTTGTTTGTAAGGTAAAGCCACATTTACTTGACTTGAATTAACATCCATAAACTCATCAATCGAATACACATTAGTTGTAGCGCTTCCAATCTCATTCCAAAACCTTACTTCATCTTGCCATTCCTCTTCTTGAAGATTCCAAAAACCTGTGTCTAAACTAGCAAAATAATCATCGTAAGTTTGAACAACTATCTTATCGTTCTGATGATATGCTACTAGGTTAAAAGTCTTGAATAGTCCCGAAAGAAAATCAATTATTTTAATCTCGGGAATTTGTTCGTTAATAGCAAAAGGAAAAGAGTTTGGAATTGGAACATCAGCACCCGTAACACCTTCCCAAAAATCATCGTAATTAACAGTTGATCCGCTTGAGGTATAAGAACCTCCAACGCTTAAATCTAACGCACTAAAAGAGACTTGCTCAACTGCGGTTAAATTAAAGTTATATATCGCAGGGTTCATTGCTCCTGCAGTTGTTTGATCTACATAAATACTACCCGTAACATATCCCGAACTATACCATACTTCTCCATTTCTTGTTATTGTTAGTAAATATTGTTTAGTGTTATCTGTTGGTACTGCTTGAAAAGAATAATAATTAACTACATTATCAGTTGGGTTAGTACTTGAAATAATAAGGCTAGTCTGAGATGATAGCGTATTTACATTTGTAGGTAAAAGGGGATCGGGAACAAATGAATTTATTAATAAATTATATTCATTACCGCTTCCTGATGCTGAATCTACATCACCACTTTTACGGTGTAGCCACATAAACAAATTATAATAATCTGCGTTAGTGTCATTAAAAAAGTCATCTGAAAAACTAAGTCCTAATTCGGTTAAGTAATCAGTTTCAATTTGATCTACTATTTTAGAAACTCTTAAAGCATATTTTAACTCACTCCATAAAACACCTGCTCCCGAACTTGCTGCGAATTTCATATTATTTGTTCCTGCAGTTGGTGTTCCGTTACTATCAAAAAAGACAGGACTTGAATGTGTTATCATAGGAACTACTACATCGTTTGTAGTTGTGTCTACATTCATTAAATCTCTTATGCTTGTGTAATCGTAAGTCTTATTGTAAGCAGCTAAATCTAAAGCATCTAATTGATTCTCTCCTAGAACATCTTTTAAAGCTACCGTTTCACCAAAGAAAGTTATTCTATAGGCATAGGCTTTATTTCGTTTAAGATCAACACCATCTAAACGCATAAACCCCTGCTTAAAGGGGATGTAATTTAATTCAATATATGATGATTTTTTAACCCTAGCATCAAATCCATTTACTATATCAAAATTATAATAATGCTCAAATAAAATATTATTCGTTGGAGAGGCAGGGACTGAAAACGTCTGAGTAAATTCTGTAAAAATCTTAGAAACGTCTTTAACGTTTTTTAAAGATTGGGTAAGCGAAATTGTTTCATCCTTAAATAAATCTAGTCTCGTTGAGCCAACATAAATCTGAACCTTCTGCATTAACGTACATTATTTATATAATCAAATGCCATATCAAATTCCATTGTATATTCAATTAGTTTATCATTTAAACTAGTCTTATATGTAAACGAACTTGTATTAATAATAACGGGTACTACTTGTTCTGTTGATGGATCGTAGGGATCGGGTTGTGTTAGCCATATTTGCTTACTTAACATCAAGTCTTCAAAGAATGGATTAGCACCTTCGGGATAATAACCGCTACTTAATATTATCTTTTGATTTGCTGATTTATTAAAGACTGTCTTTGTTGGATTGTTAACTGAATAGGTTGCATTTCCTCCGCTTATTGTTATTGTGTTTGCGTTATAAGTTTCCTTTGTTGAGGTTGTTGTTTTTACACTTTTCAAAAAGAACCATAAATCCTGTAATGCTCCGTATTTATTTACGAAAGTTATTTTATTTCCTTCTCCATACCTGCTGCAATTAACTCTAATAATATTAACTAAAACATTACCTATTGGTGTAGCTAAAGAAATTGTCTGAGGATTAGATGTGTCAAACCCTGTGTAAGATAAAACGCTATTTGTTGAAACGGGAACAACACCCGATACTCCCAAAGGAGCATAAAAATAATAACCATCTTTAATTACATCCTTTTCAATTAGCCATTCGTAAGAACTTACAGTTGGGTTTATTCCTTCCATAAAAGTTCCATATCCATCAAACCCCTTATGAGTTGTTGCACTTGAAGAATATCCTCCACCTCCTCCATTTGGTAAACTCCAATATCTATAAATAAAACTTATATCTGCGGTTTGTGCAGTATACGTTCCATTAAAAGTGACGTTTAAATAATCTCTTACCAACTCAGCTATTTCAAAAGTCAATACCGTTCCAACCGTTCCATTTTTTATAATATTATATCTAAGTGTTCCGTTAATCGTTAACTCTAATTCTACGGAGTTCATCGCACTTGGTACAGTAACGCTTTCTAATCTTGGTGATCTTAATAATATATTTGCCATAATTATTTTTTTATTCCTAACACAAGACTTTTCTCTACATCTAAAGCGAAGGCTTTTGTTATATCTTTTGGTAGGTTTTTAAATGCTTTCTCAAATGGCTTGGTAAAGAACATACTAGGTTTTAATCCTTGTGAAAATATTCTTTTCTGTAACCAAAATCCTATCGTTTTATAGTTACCTCTTTTAAATTTACCTTCTTTATCTCTAAACCTTATCTTTTTCATTTTTGCCCATTGAATTAAAGGTTTTAAGGGTGGTTTTTTTGATTTATAACTATAAGGACTATTGGGTGCTTTTTGTGTTCCGTTTTTTACTAATGAAGGATTTTTACCTTTAACACCTAAATCTTGAAATGTACCATAATCTTCCATTAAGAAATCTAGTAAAAAAGCATTCTGCTCTTCTGTTAAATCATACTTAATAGATGAATATAAATTACCTCCACCTTTATTCCCCTTTGTAAGATTAGATCTACTTTGCTGAACAACATACTTGCCAAACTTATTTAATGCTTCATTTGTTTCTTTAAATGTCATTAGCAATGCCTTATATCGTTATAAATTAGTATATCAAAAGTAGATGTCCATCCTGCTAGTTCATTTTCAAACCTATCATAAAATGGCTCTAAACTTGCATTACCATCAAATTGATATTTTTCTTGATGTAATGTTCCTCCCCTTAAAACTTGAATCAATTTATTGGAGACTGATAATTGAGTATTCAATATATCCTGAAGATTATTGTTGCCTGTGAATAAATCAGTTGTTTCTTCTTTATTGAAATCAACAATATCCATATTTAGTATACTTATACTAAACCTTAACACACCATCTTCTTGAGACACATTATTGATTATCAAATGAGCAAGAGGAAATATATCCTGCTTATCTAAATTAATGTCATCAAGGTTTCCTGTAGTAACAGTTTTACAATTTACATCAGATAATAAATTATTCTTGATTGTCTCGGTTAATTGATAAAACCCCCTTACTCCTTGATTACTCATTTTCTTTGTTTGCTTTTAATTTGTTGAATTTCCACCTCGTTCTTTTCCTTCATAAACGTTAACATCAATAAACATTCGTGCATCTTTAGTTTTGTGATATTTTCAAATTTTGTAATATCTCCGTTAGCGAGTCCGTAAACACTCTGATACCATCCCCAACGTTGTCCAAATCCCGATCTAGCACTTGTTGTTTCTTGGTTTCCTCCTGTAAATAATGACTCATAGTTATTGACAAGTCGATCCCTAAATTCAATAAAAAAAAAACTGAACCAATGACTGCATCTAAGGGCATATGAACCATTATATCTTTATCTTCAGGTGTATACCCTTTTATTGAATATTTATTCTTTTTACGCTCCTTTATTGGTCTATAAAGCACATTCATTGCAGTATGTATATTTTGCCAATCTCCAATATAAGTATCTAAGTCAATATACTCTCCTAAAGTCATATCCTCTATATCGGGATGAAAACCGAACTCTAGGTTTCCAATATAAAAAGAATCGACTAATTTAGGTTTCTGTGAAAGTAAATCAGATAACTTTTTTGTTATCATTTCAGCATCACTCATTTTAATTGTCAATACATCTTTATGGGATATGTTGCAAAATATTTCAATCATTTTACATTGAATAAAATAATTATCATCATTCATTTCTTGAATCTTCAAAAACCTTTGATATTGCTTTAAGGTTATCTCGGATAAATGAGTAGGAACTATAATTGTTGCTTTCATAATAACATAACGTAAATTTTAATACAATTTATAAGGCATAAAAAAAGGCAGCCATTTCTGACTGCCAATCTAATCAAAACAAAAAAGAAAATTCTTATAACAATGCCATTTTTAAATCTTTTTCTAATTCAGAACATTTCTTCATCCATTCAAGTCTTTGGTTCTGAACCTTTGTTATGTATTTATCTCTTTTGTTTACATCATCTCTAAGCCTTGCGGTATAGAAATGCATTTCCCCTAGTGCTTTAATCATAGTTAAAGTTTCCTTATTATTGGGACTTTTGTTTTTCCAATCCTTTAGTATATCAGAACAAATCGTTGCATTATTCCAATATTCTAAATCTCTTATTTCGGTTATCTGTTCCATTGTTACTGAGTCCATAAACAAAACTAATAAACACTAATCAAATTATTTAAAATAGGAATAACAACTTTATCTCTTTGATTATAAGTTGAACACTCTTCGTTATCGCAATAGATAGACATCTCATCTATTTCAAATAAATACTCGTAAGTGCCATTATCGGTTCGCATATAACCGTATTCCTCGTAAGTTTCGGAATCGTGAATGGTTTTTCTTACACAGATTACATCTGCAAAAATCTCAATGCAACCAACAGTCCAATATAATTCCTCCCTGTGAATTTCATCATCACCTATAGGAATCTCAATAGGCTTTAAGTCACTAAGTATATCTTTTAATTCTTGATTTGTAAATAAGTCTTTCATTTTTTTTGCCATTAAGTTAATCAATAATTTTGGTAATCCTTAACTAAATCTAAATCATATTGATCCGCTACATAGTTAATATGCTTCTGAGTAGTAACACTCCAATAGCCGTGCTGAACTAATGTAGCATCTACTATTGTAGCAACGTGAGTTGAGTAACTCCACACCTCATTTTTGTGGATTTTTAAGTTTTGCTTATATCTGTTTAATGTAATCATTTTTGTTTTTGTTTTAATTAATAATGTAAAGATAATACAATAAAGTTATAAAACAAAATTTTTATAATAAATATTTTATTATTGTTGAATTTAGGGTCTAACTAGAATCAAGCTAGGGTCTAGGTAGGGTTAGGGTAGGGTCTAACTAATTGTGTATTTGCCGAAATTAGGCTTAGAAAGGATAGAGTAAGTTGCATATCTGCAGGGGTCTATAAGATGATTATCCTTGTCGATAGGTGTGTTTATTAATTTGCCTGTTCTATCTTCTTGCCACTTGTAATTCCTAAATTCTTGAATTGCGTTTGTGGACTTGCTTAGTATGTTTATTTTATACCTCTTTAACAAATCAATTCCTGCGTTAACTGAATCCTTACCCTTTAAAGATGGGAATATTTTATGCCCCATCCTTCTTAGTTCTTCTATAAGTCTAGGTTCTGCTGAATCAGCGTAAATCGGTTTATTTTCTAGGTGCTGATCTAGTAGGAATTGATGAATATCATTAGTAGTCATCTGAGTCCTATATAAATGCTCTCTAACGTACAAATTAAAATCTTCTATATAAACGCTTACTAAAGTAGTTGGATCGTTTGAGTAGCCAAAATCCATACCATACGAAATCAGTTCTGCAGTTGTCGGAATCTGTTCAACTTCAGCATACCTAAATACAGTTGATCTGCTTGATGCTCTTTCTCCTAATCCATAGATTTGCCAATACTGCTCATCAGTCTCTTTAAGTCTTTCAATTTCTTTTCTAATACTAACTTCAAGAAAAGGATTATTGAGATAAGTAGTTTTAAAGAAATCACAATCATTGCGAGTGATAACTTTATCATAAAGCCAATGATATTCTTCACTAGGGTTAAAATCAACTATTATTCGTTCTTGTGTTCTAAAAATTAATTGCTGCCAATCCTCCCAATACAACTCATTACCTTCGTTAATAAAAAGCAAGTCTCTTTTCCTACCTCTAATCTTTTGGCTTTGATCTAAACTAGTAAATTCAACTAAGTTCCCAAAAAGGTTGTACTCTGAATTTGACTTATTATGATACTCTTCACTATATATTTGATTGGCTCTAAGTATATCCAAGAAATCCCTTAAAACTGTTGCTCTTAAACTAGGGAATGTTTTACGACATATAGTTACAATTTTTTTGTTATTTTTTGAGCAATATTCAAATATAATCCAAAGTAAAATATTGTAAGTCTTACCACTCCTAGTTCCTCCCTGCTCAACTACTATCTTTTTGTCACTCTCAACTAAATGCTTGAATACAATATTAGTCTTTAGAGTCTTCGATCCTGTCAATTATTTCTACTTTAAAATTGTTAGGCATTCCATCTGCTCCTGTTATTTCTTGTCGTTCAATATAGCCTCTTTTCTTTCCCTTGGTTTTAAGATAAAAAATAGTAGCTGCAGTTGATCCATCTCCTATTTGTTTGTGCAGTTGTGATTCAGCAAAGTCTAAAGCAATGTTTTGTATTTCATTTACTTCTTGCTCAAACTCTTGATCATCTTTCATCCAATCATAAAAAGTAGTTCTTCCTATCCCTACATTCTTACAGGCAGTTGTTACTACCCCTAATGATTTTTCTAAAGCATCTATTATTGCTTTTTTATGTTGTTCGGTTTTGTTCATTTTTTTTCGAATCCTTTTAGTGGGTAAAAAATTAAACTATTCCTATACCCTTGTTCATTTTTCTTAACTATTTCTGTAACTCCGTGAATATTATACCAAGCAGGGTATAGGA